CAAGGATCCTGATTTCTATTTGCTCTATAAATCCTCTCAAAAAGTAAAACTTGCCTTTTTTGTGCTTCTGCCCTTGATGGTTGAGACCATCTATGGAATTATTGAATATTTCCGCCGCTAATCATAAAAAAATCCCCGGCACAAATGTGCCGAGGAAGAAAGGATTATTATGGTTTCTTTTTGTGGGAGTAAGCCTCCCGAAGAGCCTTATTCTCCACCTGAGGTCGTACCTGGCGATATCAACAGCTACATCAAGAACCGCCTGGATGATCAGATCACCTGGTACGATAAAAAGGCTCAACAGGCCCAGCGCACCTATAAACGGATGCAGCTTACTGAGTTGATCGTTGCTACAGCCATTCCGCTGCTTGCCAATTATACAGCCAGCTGCCCTGCCATCGCTTTTGTTGTCGGTCTGCTTGGCGGTATCATTACCGTTATTGAAGGCACAGAGCGCCTTGGCCGCTATCATGAGAACTGGGTCGAATACCGCTCTGCCTGCGAAATGCTGAAGCATGAGAAGAATCTCTATCTCATGGACGCATATCCGTATGGCACCGACGAAACCAAAGAGCAGCTCTTCGTCCATAACATTGAAAATCTGCTTTCCTCTGAAGGTAACAAATGGAAAGCCTCCAATATCAAGGCCGCTTCTCCCAAAGAGAAAACTCACTCTGAGACCGGTTCATAAGTTTTTTCAAAGATATCCGGCTTACAGGGATATTTTTCCCCGTTCACGCCGGTGATGATCCAGTCTCCCGGCGAAGCATGCATAACGCCTTCCAGCGTTTCAATGTACATGTCCTTGTCCGTCTGATATGCGTCAACGATCACTCTTTTTTTCTGGAATTTCATACTGTCCTCCAATAGTTCAGAAAGGATGTTTAAAATGCCCGCTTTATATGATTATCGTATTTTTATCAGTCACGCATGGAAGTATGGCGAAGACTATGATCGACTGGTTTCCATGCTGGATCATTCTCCGTGGTTTTCATTTTATAACTACTCAGCTC